GTAAGACCTGGAGGAAATCCAATCTGAACCTCGTATAAAGATGTAAGTGCTGGTGATAATAATTTACTTTTAATCTCTGAAAGTGTTCTGGGAGCGGGCATTTATAAATACTTTTTGATCTTATATATTATGTAGTAAGGATAATGGCAGAAAGTATTAAGAGTAAATACAAACCATCATATCCACGCAAATACAAAGGTGATCCAAATAATATTATTTGTCGTAGTAGTTGGGAAAGAAAGTTCTGTCACTGGTGTGATTTAAACGAAAGTATTTTAGAGTGGGGTAGTGAAGAATTTTCAATTCCATATCTCTCACCAATAGACAAAAGAGTTCATCGGTATTACCCAGACTTTATAATAAAAGTGAAAGAATCATCAGGTCAAATAAAAACTTATGTGATTGAAGTTAAACCCAAAAAACAAACAAAACCACCAGTGAAAAAAAGTAAAGTTACGAAATCATATATTCATGAGTGTGTGACTTATGAAGTAAACCAAGCAAAGTGGAGAGCAGCAAACGAATTTTGTGCTGATAGACTTATTGAATTTAAGATTATTACCGAAGATCAATTGGGGATTAAATAATGGCCGAAGGTTTCGGACAATATGTTGGCATTCCTCCAAGAATGAGAGAGTTAAAAAGGAGAATTGACGAAGAAGGAACACGAGATCCAGAAGACTTAATGTTGATTATTACAGATGTATTAAAGGAAGAAGTATTGTATCCAGAACCAGGTAAGTTTTATACCTTCATTTATAATCCAAAGACACCAAAGATTGAGTATGACCAACACCCTTTGATTGCTTGCACTTCATTAGAGAGATGGGGATTTAAGGCAATCAATTTTCATTGGAGACAAGGAAGACAATATACCTGGGAAGAGGTTGCAGGTAAACTTCATGTTGTAAGATATGAAGAACTTGATGAGTTGCTTTCTATAAACTATGCAAAGTTCCGTCTAAATAAATAAAACTATTCGTGTCTAATGGCAGATAGACTACCTCCAGGTCAAGGAGCACTTCAAAACTGGAACAATATAAATTTAAACAAACCGGAAGAATATTCGTCGGAATTTGTTATTGATGGAAATAGGTATGCGAATGTAACTAATGTTTCCACAGGGCAGAGACAATTATATTTTGTGCAACCTGTATCTGGTGCTAGAGGGTTACTCACAACAACAAATGCTGATGGAACAATATCAAAAGGTGGCAATTATGATAACTTTAATCAATTTAACCCAGGGAAATTAGCAGCAGCAGAAGCAGCAAACAAACAGGCATCTGTTAGACTTTTATCAACTCCAGGTATATCTACACCAGCAGAAGCAACAGCAATAAAAAATTCAAGTCAATTTAAATCAACTACTGCTGGAAGTAATGTAGCAACTGGTGGAGTTACTCCAGGATCAACTCCAGTTGATTTAGGAGTTAAGGGCACTGGAAAAAAAAGCGATTTTGGAGACCATAGATATCCATTAGACATTGATAAGATAAAGCAAGATAAAATTAAATTTAGTATGTTAGAATATAAACCAAGAGGTTTTTCATCATTTAAAGAAGGTAGTTCAAAAGATCTTGGTATGTTGAAAGATAGAGAAGGAACAGATAAAAGAATTATTGGAACCGTATATCTTCCAGTCCCATCAGGAATTTCCGAAGTAAATTCTGCTGGTTGGGACGGAACGCCAGCCACACCTTTTCAGTTATTGGCTCAAAATATTGCTTTAACTACTGTTCAACAAGGGATTAGTGCTGGTGCTGATGTAGTCGGTGGGGTAGCAAAGGCTGCTGTTAGTCCTTCCAATAATCCGGATGTTGGAAATGCAGTAGCTGCTGGAATAGCCGAAGCAGCAACAAACTCTGGTGGTTTATTATCAAGAACTCAAGGTGCAATCATCAACCCCAACCTTGAATTATTATTCAATGCTCCTACTTTAAGACCTTTTAATTTTACATTTAAAATGTCTGCAAGGAGTGATAAAGAAGCCAAAGAAATTATAAAAATCATAAGATTTTTTAAACAGGGAATGTCTCCCCAAAAATCAGAATCAAATCTTTTTATCAAAGCCCCTCATACATTTAAAATACAATATCTTCTTGGTTCAACAAACAAAGATCATCCGTTCATAGGGCAAATAAAAGAGTGTGCTCTTCAAAATTTTGTAGTAAATTACACTCCAGAAGGTCAATATGCAACCTTTTATGATGGTGTTCTAGTTTCATATGAAATTCAAATGACATTCAGCGAACTTGAGCCAGTATTCAATGAAGATTATGGTGAAAACTTTGTAAATAATTTGTTGTTCAAGGAGTAAGATAAATGCCAAACCCATATTTCCGCAACCTACCTAATTTCGAATATGTCAATCGCACAAGCGATGGTTCTGATATTTCAATATCAGATTATAGCACAGTAAAAAACTTATTTAAAAAAGGAAAATTAAGAGAAGATATTTTTCAAAATCTTGCAATTTTTGAGAAATATCAAATCACTGGTGATGATCGTCCAGACAATGTGGCAGATTCAGTCTATGGAGATTCAACATTAGATTGGGTAGTTTTAGTTTCAAACAATATCATAAACATTCAAACAGAATGGCCTATGATTCAATCAGTATTTGATGCTTATCTTTTAGAAAAGTATGGTGATTATGATACACTCTATAATGGTATTCATCATTATGAATCTAATGAAGTAAAAAATAGTCAGGATGTAATAATTTTTCCAAAAGGAACAAAGGTTGGTGTTGCTCAAAGTGTCAGTTATTTTGATTTCTTTACAGACACTCAAGTTACGATCAGTAATATATCAAGTCCAGTAACCAACTATGAATATGAAGATAAATTTAATAATGATAAGAGAAATATTTTCTTACTAAAAGGAAAGTATTTAAATATTGTATATGATGACTTGGAAGAAATGATGACATATAAAGAGGGTTCCACCCAGTATATGAGTGAAACCCTGAAACGTGCTGATAATATTAGACTTTACGATTAATCAAATATCTGCAAGTTTTTGGAAATAAGAGAGAGCATCATCTTCATCTTCATCAACTTGTTTATCAACAACGGGAAGTGAAGGAGCTTTGGAACGAGCATAAGACTCTTCCAGTTCTCTTACAACATTGCTATTTCCTTCAGTATAGTTATCATATTCAGTCTCCTCTTCCACAGCACTTGTGCGGAGATTTCCTTTAGCGCCAAGAACATTCTTTAAACGCTTATCCAAGTCATCATAAGACTTGAATTGAGAAGCAGAAACAAGTTCCGTAAGAGAATATTGCTTCTTCCAAAGTGCTTCAAGAGCGTCATCATCATCTAGCAAGGGAGCAAGAGATTCAAATTCACTCTTATCATAGTTCCAATACCCATCCACTTTACGGATTTTCAGTTTGAAGTTTGCACCCTGCCAGAAATCAAAAGGATTGATAGGAGATTCATCTTCAAATTCAGGTTGCATTGCTGCCATAACCTTGTCAAAGATTTTCTTACCATACTTAAATAGAAAGACTTTACCTTCGTTATGTGGATTAACAGGATCTTTTACCACATAGATGTTGGAGAAGTAAGACAGTTTACGCTTCTGCTTACGAACAGTTTCTTTATCTTTATCACTACCAGTATTCCAGAGCTCACGATTGTGCTCGGACACAGGATCTTTTTGACCAATAGTGGTTAAAGAGTTTTCAATATACCAACCACCAGGACCTTGGAATGCATGGGAATACATCTTTGCCCAGGGAAGGTCTTCATTTTCAGGAGCAGGCAGGAAACGAATGATTGCAAAACCATTACTGGTTTTATCTAGTTCGGGTTTCCAGAGACGTTCGTCATCTCCTCCTGAAGTTGTGTTCATCTTCTCTACTTCTTTAACCAGTTTCTGGGTAAGAGAACCAATAGAAGATTGCTTTTTAAGGTCTGCGAAAGACATTTAGATTACCTCGGATTTGTACGGATTTGGCTTTTGTGTACCTTGTTATTCTATCATTCAGTTGCCTGAATGTCAATTTGTTTTCTCATCACTTCAAGCATTTCAGACATTCTTTTCAACACGATACTCATATCAACATTTGGTGGAAGACCCATCATCACGGCAGACTCACGAATTTTTTTTCTCATCTCAACAGCTTCAGGATCATCAGATAAACTCAAACGAGCATAAAGAACCTTTTGTTTATCTATGAGTTTTTGCATAAGTTCAACATGATAAATTTTATCACTGTTGGACATATGTGGAAATTGTAAAACACTTCCATAAACTTCTTCTTGAAGTTCGGCAATTTTTACCATTTCTGCTCTCACAATATCAGAGTTAAAAAAACTCATGCTCCTCCTAGAATAACTTCTTTTAGAATATTTTTATAATGTGGTACATCAATATTTAGAAATGGAGAATATTTTTTTATTTTCATGCTGACGGTTTCCCACACAGGGTCCAAAAGTTTCTTATCAAACCTGTTCCCGAACAGGAATATTCTATCATATATCACTAGTGTTTCTATACTAATCTTCCCGCTCAGGAACTTTTTAAGAACGGGTGGATGTCCCTTTGAGTGGTCAAAAACGGCATCTACTTTTTTAGATTCAAATAAGGTTTCAGTTTCTTCTTTGAAGACATAAGAAAGAGATTGATTTCGTTTCTTCCATTCTACATATCGTGCATCACCATCTCGCATAATTTCTCCTATCCAAAGTTTACTTGGATCAGTGCAAGCAATCAAATTTGATACAAAAAATTCTACAATTTCTTGATCTGTTTTTTGTCTTGAAATCCGTTCGAACCAAAATCTGTCTTTGCGTTTATAAAAAGATTGAACCGTTGCTCTTACTTTTTTATTATACCTAAAGTAATCATAAGAATCTTTTGTGAAGTGATTCTTCAGAGCAAGATATTCACGGTAGGCATCAAACGGCATCATCAAAAAGTAATAAGTGAAATTTTTTGCCGGAATTTTTTCCGATAAAAATAAAAATTAAAAAATCAATTTAGCACGGGAAGTTTTTTTAAGAAAATTAAGTTCCATTGCTTCATACTTAATTTTTTCTTTTAATGGTTTTGATATAAGTTTTGGAACAGACTCTAAATCAATAGAGTTCATCTCACAAAAATATACAATCGCATCAATATAGCTCAATTCTTCTTGATTCTGAACAAGAGATTCTATTTCTTGAGCAAAACGAGATGGACAAAAGAATTTACTTTCAAATGCTTTTTCTAATTCATTCTCCATTCCCTGACCTAGTATTGTGAGATACAAATTCTTTGGTATATCGTATTATTAACTTAATATAATCCCCTTTGTTTCTTTTGTCAAATACCTTTACTTCACCACCAGGAGTGACCATAAGCGTAATAAGTTTTTTAACAGGAATATTAGTCATCTCATAGTAAGCAGATGCATAAAACATTTCTTGAACGAAATAATTTTCCAACCACTCTTCTGGTTTAATTTTTTCTGAAGTCTTGAAGTCAATGACAGCAAGTTCTCCTTCATACTCGCCAATACAATCTACTCTTCCAGCTAAACCAAAATATTCAGAGTAGAGTGTTCTTTCTATAGCATGTATGTTATTTATCTTATCCAAATATGGTTTGGCATGATGAAACATAAATTGAGTTGCAGGCATAAAGTCATTCCAATTCAATTCAAGATTCATTAGATATGCTTGTGCTGCTTCGTGAAAGTCAGTGCCTCTTGCAGTCGCTCTTTTAGTGATACGATTTGCTTCTTCAAGTCCAATTCTCTTTCTCCACTTAACAAAAATCTCACGATTATAAAAAGAAGTCACGGAAGTAATTGATGGCACCCACTGACCATCAGGAAGATGATACAATCGCATTCCGTTTATTTCTTTTTTTTCTAATTCAATATCACCAAGATAATTACAATGAACAAAACTCATAAATTTAATTCCATTTTTGCAAGGATGTATTCTTTAACCAGTCCAGAACGAACAATATCGTCTACGCCAAATTCAACTAATTCCATAGATGGCATCAAACGAAGAACTCTCATAAAATCAATAATACCATTCCTCTCATTTGTTTTAATTAAGTCTGTCTGAGTCGCATCCCCACAGAACATAATTTTTGAGTCTTCACCTACACGAGTAATTATACTATCAAGTTCATGAAAATTCAAGTTTTGAAATTCATCTACAATAATAATAGACTTATCAAGTGTTGTTCCACGAATGAATGAGGTGCTCCAGAAAGAAATTGTTCCTTGAGTTTTTAGATTTCCATAGAGCATTTCAAAGTCAGCTTCTGTTTGTAAAGCAAACATATACTTTACCATATTCTTATAGGGAATTTGATAAAGCGATGACTTATCCTCGTGGTCTCCAGGAAGAAAACCAATCTCACGAGTTGCAACAAGCGATCTTACAATGTAAATCTTTTCATAAGGAGTTGTTTCATCTAATACATCTTGAAGTGCATTATAAAGAGTGATGAATGTTTTACCTGTTCCAGCACATCCATATGCAACAACATTTTTGTTTTGAGCATATGCCTCATATAATAGTTTTTGATTTTCTGTGAGGGGCTCAATGTCCCTCATTAAATCAAGATTAATTGGTTTTTTTCTTTTCATTTGTTTAACAGTTAATCCAACACCAATAGGTTGGTCTGCAACTCTTTTTCTTCTTGTCATATTAAATAGGTTTTACATTAGAACCGGGAACTTTTGATGCTTTATAGAGGACATCATTCCATCCAGGATGAGATTTTTTTAACCTGTCATAGATTTCACCCAGTTCTCCAGATGCAGGACAAGTGGATGGATCAGACCAATCACGATCCCAATCAGAGTTATCCTCTTTCCATTGTTCCCAATCATAAACACTTAAAACAACTTCTTTTTGTTCACCTGTAATTTTATTATAAACTGGATAAGTTGCCAAATTTAATTCTCCATAGTATGTAAGAGTATTTATTCGAGAGTAATAGAAGGTGGATCCACACATTCAGGACAATCTTCACGGGTCCAACCAAGTGCTTCAGATACAGCAGGAAACTCACAAGTAAAGATACAACGAATTGCTTCTGCGATTTCCATATGTTCCTTCTGCGTTCCGTGAGAAGAACGAAGATCGATGTAGTGTATCCAGGACCGCACAGAACCCGTCATATAGAGGCGTGTAGGGGTCGCTAAAGGCAGTACAAACCTTGCACACTCCTTTGCTACACCTTGTGTCAGGAGGAAGTTATATACGTCTTGAGCGTCACGGAAGAGGTCTTGAACCATTTTATTCATAACGAATACTTTCCCCTCCTCAAGATCATCAATGCTGTTTTGGCGATTCTTTGTATCCTGACGACGCAGTTCTGGAAGAGGAATAATTTGACTTAGAAGTCCAGTATCAGCATATCGTTGTGAAAATTCTTGATATGTAAAAGACCTGTGTCTCAAAATTTGAGCTGCAATACCCCGTGTAGTATTAATCTCAACAGTCATCGTTGCCTGCTCAAAGATACTCCAGTGCTGATGCTCAATACAATACTTTAGCAGTCCAGAAAACTTAGTGCTTTGTTGGTTTGCTGGATTACTTACTCTTGCACAATATGCCATATGCTTTTCAGCATTTGGAGTTACTGTCAGAAGTTTTACTTCTGGTTTCATAAATTTAAATTCAATCGGGGTATCCATCATCATCCTCAAAAATTTCATCATAGTCAGAAATATATGGTACTACCTCCTCATATTTTGTTTTATATGAGTTTGTATCAGAGTAAACTTCCGACTTTAACGAATCAACCAATAACTCTAAGTTACGAACAATTAGTTTAAGTTTTTCTCTATCCATTTTATCAATACTAATGAAAGTAATTATAGACAAAAAAAGAGGGGTCGTCAACCCCCCCCACAATTTTATTGAAATTTTTTAGTCTTCACTTAGAATATCTCGGCATATCCTCTTACATACTTGTTGATTATCATCACATTCGATTAAACAATTAAAATAATCATTAACTAATTCTGTTTGAGCGTTTTTATTATCATCAAATTGTTTCCATCCAGCGAGTTGATTGTAAGAAATTAGATTGTGCATAATTGCCTCCAAAACAATGGTAGCATAACAAATGCGAATTACATTCGTATTACCTCATATATTATACTATTATCTAGGAGTTTTGTGTTGATATTCTAACAATTATGTAATAAAAATTTATGCCTACAAAAAAGAGGGATTACTCCCTCCGAAATTAAATTGTCTCTTACCTCTTCGTTTCTGAACCACTCGGATTTCGGGTGGCATTCTTTTGACTGGCATCTTTCTCTGTGTAGAGAACAT